CCCACCAAATTCTACTGGACAAGCAGGAGCAGCTTCTAGTTTTAATACAAATTTAGTTGCTAATGGAGGAAATGGTGGAGGTGGAACTGGTGGAAGCAATGGCACTCCTGGAACATTACAAAATGAAACTTATGCTTTTATTGATGGTAATACGTTTGATGATTCACAGAAAAAACTATTTACTTTTGAAGGAATGGCTATGCAAGATGATGATGTCTATTCAAATACTGTTTTTCAAAATAATGTTTACAGAATAGGACCTACTTATTTAAATCCAGGTGATTTAAGAATGAGAGTTGGTGGAACTGGTGGAGTTGGTGGAAATGCACCTAATAATGATTACATTATACCAGGAACGGGTTCTAACCCTTCGAGACACGGTAAACCTGGATACGATGGATCATTAGTAATTTATGAGGACATAGGATAATTTAATGGCTTATTTAGTTTTTAAAAATGAAGAAGGTTTAACTAGATCTGATCAAACATTAATTAGAGCTGCAAAAACAGATGAGGATGTTCAAATAATTCATGGTGGAAAAAGTGATACTGTAAATACTGTTGAAATTACAGATGCAGAGTATGATGCTTATTTTAAAGGTGATGTAACTTTAACTATAACTGCTGATTCACATTCTTTTGAAAACAATCCTTTACCAGCAGAATCTGATGTAAATGAAACAGAACTTTTAACAAAAGAAGCTTTTGAAGCAGACTTACAAGAATATAAACAAGCATTAACTTCTGTTTTTCATAAAAGATCTACTCATTCTCAAATAGGAAAAGTAACAAGTGCTATTGATTTTTTAACTAATTTAGACACATCAAGTATTTCTTACCCTACAGAAAATATTGATAATAAATGTAGAAGAGCTGATAAATACGTCAATCTTCATTGTATATAATACTTTACTTTTTACATTAATTAAGTATATTTCTTATCAGAATTATGAAAGATAATATTATAGAATTTTTATATCCTAAAAAAACAGAACCTATTCTTAAAGATGTTTTTCCAATAAGAGCAGTTCAAAATTTACCTGAATGGTACAAACATTTAAAACATACTACAAAACAAAAAACTATAAAAGGTTGTAGACCCGTAGCAGATGCTTTGATAGCAGGTTATATTTTAAAAATGCCACAAGATTTTTATCTTAAACATAACCATGTTCAAGGAGATAAAAAAGACAGCTCTTTTAGATTTCCATATGGACTTGAACCTAATTCAATTCAAGATTTAAATTTAAATTTAAATACAGATCAACCCGCAATTCATAGCGTAGAACAACTTGGTGGAAAAAAAGGAGGGTGTCCTTTTGTTGAAAAAAATAAAAATTTACCTTTTCATAAAATAGTAAATCCTTTTAGAATTAAAACTGCTCCAGGTTATTCATGTCTTTTTATACCGCCTTTAAATAATAGAGATGATAGATTTGAAGTTTTATCTGGTATAGTTGATACAGACACCTTTCCTACTTACATAAATTTTCCAATTGTTGTAAATGGAGATAAGTATCCTGTTTTAGAAACAGTAATTAAAAAAGGAACTCCATATGTTCAAATCATACCTTTTAAAAGAGAAAGTTGGAAAAAAGAAATAAAAGAAGATGATCAATCTAAATCAATTGGTGTTTTACAATTAGCAAGTAAATTAATACATAACTATAAGACTTTATTTTGGAATAAAAAATCATGGAAATAGATAAATTTATTAAAATATATGATGGTGTTTTTAAAGTTGAAAGAGTTGCTAGTTTAGTAAAATACATATGTAATAAAGTTAAATTTAAAGATGCGGAAGTAATAGGTGATGATAATAAAACTGATATAGTAAATAAAAATATAAGAAATACTCAAACATATAGTTTTAATCCTAAAAGCCTAAGTTCAATTCATTGGGGACAATATCTTCGTCATATTATTGTTAAAATTTTTAAAATGTACAACATGGATCATCCAACTCAGGCAGAAAAAGTTCAAGCAATAGAAGTTTTAAAATATGAAAAAGGAGGATTTTATAAAATGCATTCAGATCATCATGGAAAAATGCCGAGAACTTTAAGTGTAATTATATTTTTAAATAATGATTATGAAGGGGGTGAGTTAAATTTTCATGACCCTGTTACTAATGAAATATATAAAACAATAAAACCATTTCCAGGTAGATGTATAATGTGGCCTTCTAATTTTATGTATCCACATTCTGTGTCACCTGTTACGAAAGGAACGCGTTATGCGGTTGTATCATGGCTAACTTAAAGTGGAAATATAAAGTAATACCTAAACTTTTAAATGCAGCTGAGTTAAAACTTGCTCATGAATATTGTAAACAAAAACACATAACAAATACATATAGTTTTGATGAAGCGCAAAATAATTGTGGTGATACTAAATTTTACAAAGATCCTTTAATGGAAGTATTTTTAAGAAACAAAAAGAAAACACTAGAAAAAAATATAAACTTACAATTACATGAAACCTATACATATTGGAGATGTTATACTTATGGTGCAGAATTAAAAAAACATAAAGACAGAGCGTCTTGTGAAATAAGTGTTACACTTTTTATTGGATCAGATGGAAAACATGAATGGCCAATTTATATGGATGGTAACAAAGTTATTTTAAAACCAGGAGATGGTGTGATATATAAAGGTTGTGATATTTCACATTGGAGAGAACCTTATGAAGGAGATTATCACATACAAACTTTTTTACATTATGTTAACGCTAATGGTAAATATGCAAACTATAAAGGAGATGTTATAAATGAAAATTTTACAAAATAAACAAGACGGTTCGGGTCGAATTATATTTACTGATGAAGAGATAAAAATATTACAAGACAAAGGATATTTTGAAATAAGTGCTTTTTCTTTAAAACAAATAGGTAATCATTTAGTAAAACTAGCTGCTGATATTCATGAGTATTTACCAGAAGAAACACTTTCTGTGCGTTCTTTTGAGGATGAACATATTCAAATTGAAAAGAAATAATCCATAGATTTTAAGAAAAATCTATATTATAGTCCCGTTATGCTACAAAAAATAGGATTTCAACCCGGTATTAATAAACAGATTTCAGAGACCACAGCAGAAGGTCAATGGGTAGATTGCGATAATGTTAGATTTAGATATGGTACACCTGAAAAAATAGGTGGTTGGAAGCAATTAGGAACTGATGATTTAACAGGAGCTGCTAGAGGTCTACATCATTTTGTAAATAGTTTAGGTAGAAAATATTCAATTATAGGAACTAATAGAATTCTATATGCGTATTCAGGGGGTATATTTTATGACATACATCCTATTAAATCTACAACAACCTTAACAAGCGCGTTTAGTACAACTAATGGATCACCCACAGTTACAATAACTTTCTCAGGTGCACACAATATACAAGAAGATGATATTATTTTATTAGATAATTTTAGCACTATTACTAATTCTAATTTTGGTGCGTCTGATTTTAACGATAAAAAATTTATGGTAACTTCTGTACCATCAACTACAACTTTAACAATAACAATGCCTTCTAATGAAACAGGAAGTGGGGCAACAACATCTGGTGGTATAAGAGTTCAACATTACTATCATGTTGGTCCTCCAGTTCAGGCAAAAGGATTCGGTTATGGGTTAGGGTCTTGGGGTGGTGTAGCTGCTGGAGCATTTACAACAACTCTAAATGGAGCGTTATTAGATGATACAGCAGGAACAGGTGGCTCAGGTACGTCTATTGTTTTAACAGACGCTTCACTATTTCCAAGTACAGGTACAAATTTTATCCAAGTTGGAAATGAAGAAATATCTTATACTGGTATTACAGGTGGAACTACTTTAACAGGTATTACAAGAGCTGTTAGAAACTCTACTAGATCAGCACACTCTGATGGTGCTACGGTTACAAACTCAACTGATTATGTTGCGTGGGGTGAAGCAGCATCTGGCGACTTAGTTATTGAACCTGGTATGTGGTCATTGGATAATTTTGGTGACAAAGCTATTTGTTTAATTCACAATGGTAGTGTTTTTGAATGGGACTCATCTTTATCAAATGCTACAACTACAAGAGCAACAATTATATCTGGTGCACCAACCGCATCACGACACATGGTTGTATCTACACCGGATCGTCACTTAGTATTTTTTGGGACAGAAACAACAATTGGTGATACATCAACACAAGATGATATGTTTATTAGATTCTCGGATCAAGAAGATATTAACACATATACACCAACAGCAACCAATACAGCTGGTACACAGAGACTGGCCGACGGATCACGGATCATTGGAGCTATCAGAGGTAGAGATGCAATTTATGTTTGGACTGATACATCGTTATTTACACAACGTTTTGTAGGTCAGCCATTTACTTTTGCGTTTGCACAAGCTGGAACTAACTGTGGATTAGTTGGACAGAATGCTTGTGTAGAAGTTGATGGTGCTGCATATTGGATGTCAGAGAATGGTTTTTTTAGATATGCGGGTAAATTAGAATCGTTACCATGTTTAGTAGAAGACTTTGTTTATGACGACATAAATTTAGACTCTGGTAATCAGATGGTTTCAGCAGGATTAAATAATTTGTTTGGTGAAGTTATATGGTTTTATCCAACTTCATCTTCATCTGTAGTAAATAGAATGGTTTCATATAATTATTTTGATTCATCACCACAAAGACCTGTTTGGACAAATGGAACTTTATCTAGAACTATGTGGAAAGACTCTGCTGTATTTGGTTCTCCCCATGCAACAGAATACGATGCAGATACAGACACGTCTTTTGATGTGGTTGGAAACACAGAAGGTAGAACAACATATTATGAACACGAAATAGGAACAGATCAAAATAAAAATGGAGTTGTAACTGCAGTTACAGCAAATATATCTTCTGGAGATTTTGATATTACACAACAAAGATCAGCTCAAGGAACACAAACAGGTGTTGCAACATTTAGGGGAGATGGTGAATTCTTGATGAGAATAAAAAGATTTGTACCTGATTTTATAGCTCAAACAGGATCTACTAGAGTTACATTACAATTAAAAAATTATCCTAACAGCACACAATCTGGTTCACCACTTGGACCATTTGATATTACATCGGCTACAACAAAAGTAGATACACGTGCAAGAGCACGTGCAATAGCTATGAAAATTGAAAACACAGCTGCTAGTCAAAGTTGGAAACTAGGAACTTTTAGATTAGACGTACAACCGGATGGACGTAGATAATGGCAAAGATAGTACAGGTATTAACTAGACCAAGCAAAGAATATGATTTACCGACAGCAGAAGCTCAGGTAAGAGATCTTGATGGTATAATACAAAAATTAAATACAACATATC